AACTAGGCCATACGCCAACTTTAGAAAGTCAGCACATGCGCCGCCGCCGAAGCCGAACTGACCCGCGCGTCATGCCATGGTCCTGGCACCAGGCCATGCGCGCTTACTGGGACGCGGACCTGGCGCGCCGAGTTGCCTTGCCTGCACGCCTGCCCGACGTTGACAGGCCGCCCGTCGTCATCACGATCCAATGTGGCGAGCGCTGCGACGTGCTGACGGTCAGCGAGCCGGCGCGACGATGCCGGTGCGATCAGGGCGACCTGACCGTCAACGGCGAAGACCGCGGGCTTACGAACAGAACCGCAGTCGGCCGGTTGGTCGCTGACATGATGCCTCGGTGGCCGAGCAAGCGGCTGCAGGCAGAGGCTGATCGGATCTATGAGGACACGCTATGAGTGACCTTGTGCTGACACCTGAAGAAGTGCGCAAGCTGTCCGGCGGTTATGTGCAGCCGGCATCTCAACTGCGTGCGCTGCTCAAGCTCGGGTACTTCAGGGCTAGGCGGTCACCGGTCAGCGGCGCCGTCATTGTCGAGCGCGCCCACTACGAAGCCGTAGCCAGCGGAAGCACAAAGCCGGATGCGCGCCAACAGCGCCAGCCCGCATTGAGGGCCGCATGACGCGCAAAGATGGCCTGCCGCGCCGGGTCTACCTCAAGCACGGCCGATACTGGTACGTACAGCTGGACGGCAAGTGGCGCGGTCTTACGCGCGAGAAGGACGGACTACCGGCCATGCTCCGCGAACTAGCCCGCCTGCACGAAGGAGAGATCCGCGGACACCTACTGCCTGCAGTCATCACGCGATGGCAGCAGGACAAGGAAGCGGCCGGCGAGTGGGAGTCAAGCACGCGCCGGAACATGGAACGCGTGTGCAAGCAATTGGCGGGGCGGTTTGTCGAATTCAGTCCGTCGCAAGTGACTGCGCCCGTTGTTGCGCAGTACCTGAAGCCGTACCTGAACCGGCCTCGCACGTACAACCTGCACCGCAGCGTGCTGCGCCAGGTGATGAGCTTTGCGGCCTTGGAAGGCCTGCGCGACGGCCACAACCCAGTCGACGACGTGCCGCAGCGCAAGCTGGCAAAGCGACGCCGCATCGTGACCGATGCCGAGGTCTTGAAGATCAAGGCCGAGCTGATGAAGGCGAAGCGCGGCGGCCGGGCGCACTGCGTCATGGTAGACCTGTGCATGCTCACCGGTCAGCGGATCGGCGACGTGCTGCGGATGCGCTGGCAGGATGTGACGGATGACGGCTTGCTTGTCGACCAGGGCAAGACGGGCGAGCCGCTGCTGATCGAGTGGACGCCTGCCCTACGCGCTGCAGTCGACGCGTGCGCTGAGGGCCGCGACAAGATCGGCCACCTACTGGTGCAGTCAACCGGCAAGCCGTACAGGTACAGCGGAGTGCGCAGCGCCTGGGTGCGCGCGCTGGAGAGGGCCGAGATCGAGGATCTGAACATCCACGACCTGCGCGGCCGGGCTGGTGCAGACGTGACCGATGAGCGCGGGCCTTACGAGGCGCAGAAGCTGCTAGGGCACGCGTCGGTGACGATGACCGAAGGATACACCAGGGGCAAGACTAGACGACGCGCAAGGCCGTCTAAGTGACATGCCGAACCCCGCGCCAATCCTAGGCTCAGCAAGGCCGCCAGAATTAGACGAACTGGCCGCAGAACAAGCATTGGCGCCATAGCGCTGCTATCTTCTAAGCAGCAGGTCGGGGGTTCGAGTCCCTCCGGGCAGGCCAGATGCGGCCAGCAGCGGTAGCGCCTACTAACGTGTCTAAATTTCGCCGGACTGTCTAATTTCAGGCTCGCGCAGCGCGTCCAGCTGCCCCAGCATGGACACCCCGAGTGCCGCCTCAGCAAGCGCCTCAGCCTCTCCCTGCGTGCGCGCCAGCCGGACCAGCAGCGCGTAGATCACTTAGCCACGCGGCGCTGCTTCTCCCACGTTCGCAGGCCGCCGATCCCAAGCATCCCGGTGATGACGGTCCACATCAGATCGAGGTTCAGCGTAGGCGGCGCAGGAAGTCCGCGAGTCGCCGCCCACCACGTAAGCAGCGGCTGCGCAATCGTGGCGTACACAAACGCAAAGCCGCCGGCCCAGCCAAAGAACGGGCGCCAGCCAGCAACCCATATCGACGGGTGAGCGGCTTCCCTGGCGTTGATTTCAAGCTGGGCGATGATCTGCTTTAGCTCGCCCTCGGCAGCCATCGTCAGGAACTCGGCTTCGGCCTTGCGTGCGGCTTCCTTGTCTGGAAAGAAGCGGTCAATCAGCGTGCGGCCGATTTCAAGGACCGGCGCAACCACCAGTGGATTTAACATGAATAACCTCTATAATAGGCGCAACTTCACAGAGGTTCAGATTGCGCGCAATTGACTTGATTGGCCGTGTGTTCGGTAGACTGACTGTTATTGAGCGGGCGGAAAATAGAGGCAAAGAACCCTGTTGGGTCGTCGTTTGCAACTGCGGATCAACACGAAGCGTGCTTGGCTCATCCTTGCGCTCTGGGCAAACAAGGTCCTGTGGATGCCTCGCTCGCGAAGTAACGGCCTCCAGAAGCAAGACGCATGGAATGGCAAAGTCCCCAGAATGGAAGATTTGGGCGTCGATAAAGTTCAGGTGCTCGAACCCGTCCTTCACTGGCTGGCGAGACTATGGCGGGCGCGGTATTTCTGTCTGCGAAAGATGGCGCACTTCGTTTGAGGCGTTCATGCTTGACATGGGGCCGCGCCCAAGCCCAAATCATCAAATTGACAGAATAGACAACGATGGCGACTATTCGCCTCACAACTGCAGATGGTCAACGCGCGATCAGAACATGCGCAATAGACGCGTGACAACAAGGGTTGACGGAATGACGCTAATGGAGATTTCTAAAGCGACAGGCATAAACTACAACACGCTTAAGACTAGGCACAGGCGAGGAACTCCGCTGTACAAATAGGATTCATGGTCTATCTCCACATCGGCCGTGCGCCGTTCTTGTCAATGATCAGCGCCTGATGTCGCGGCTTGTCGGAGAAGCTGATATGCACCCAGCGGCCAAACTCAAGGATGAGCTGGTCATACTCAATGCCGCTGTCACGCAACGCCGCCGCGATTTCCACGGGGACGCCAAAGCGCGGGCAGATGATGTCCGCGGCTTCGCCGGTCATGTGCTGGCTTGTCTTGCTGCCGCCGATGGCCGCGTTTAGCTCAAGGCACCGGTAACCGCTGTTGATGATGATCGGGGCGCAGCCGAGGCGCACGCGCACGGCTTCCAGGCCTTGTGCGGTGCGCTTGAGCCGTTCAATCACCGTAGCCGGTGGCGTGTTGTCGATGCCGCGCCTTGCGGCCTCTTGGCTGGTGGTGAACTCAGCCAGGGTGAAGTGCGGCGATAGGTTCATGGCTTCAGCAACGCAAAGAGCTTTTCCGTAAGACCGAACTTCACGGACGCGATCCCAGCCAAGGCCAGCAGCAGATACCACAGCGCCCGACGAAGCCCGTGGCCGATGGTTCGATCCACCTCTCCGCCCCATACGTCCATGATCTTTGCGGCCGTTTCCTTGTCCTGCACAACGTCAAGGATGCGCGCAACTACAGTGTGCGCAACGTGGTCGGCGATCCTGCGCTCAGCCTCGCTCATCTGGTATTCCTTATCCGGCACGCTGCAGCTCCTGAACGATGGACAGCGCCACCAAAACGCCGATAGCCGTCACGGCAGCAACAGGCACACCAGCAACAAGATCACACAAGCCGCCAAAAGCAGGGGCGACTGGCGGGCCGCCCGCGATAGGCAGCGCCAAGCGACAGACCGCCGTCTGAGCGCTTTCGGCTGCTCCCCAAACGCACGCCGCTGTGAGGATCGCGGACTTTGGCCCCCAGGCGAGGACTGCCAGCCAGAGGGCGAAACCCTCGAATCCACGAAGGATGTAGAAAAGCGCCTTAGCGGCGCTAGTCGGGTCGCCGGGCCAGAAGGTGTGCGCAAGTGGCTCATAACCTAGGTTGACAACAGCGACGAGTAGGAGAAGCGCGCTACTTTTCTTCACCGGGGCCGCCGCCGCCGTTCTGTGTCACCTTGGTTTGAGCGACAACGGCAACGCGCAGCGCGTCAACTGCCGCCGTAAGATCTCGGATGGATTCGATCAGGTCGCGGATGAGTTTCATGTGGTCAGTGGTGGTAAGGTTGGCGGATGGATGCGCTAGTGCGCGCCTTGGCCGTTGGTTTGGCTACTGGCGCGCTTTCACTGCTGATTGATCGCCTGCACTCCAAGCAAGCCGAGAGCCGGGCTAAACATGGGCGCGGAGTTGTTGAGCAAGCCTGCTATGTCCTTGGCCGCCGCTGGGCGCTTAGACACCGCGTCAAGCAAAAGTCGCTGCACAGGCGCTGAATAGGCCAGCGTCCCGCCCAGCAGGCCAATCGGCACGCCAGGATTGACCGCGGAGGCGGCAATCGCTCCGGCATTCATCATCCGGTCAGCCGTGCCGCTGTTTGGGACTTTCGACCCAAGCACAGACTTGGCGGCGTCGCCCAGGTCTTGCATGAGCGCATCGCCTCGCGCGAACTTGCCTTTAGATCGTTCTGCCGCCTTGATGGCGGATTGAAGCTGTGCCGCGCTGAAAACGCCGTCTTCTGCGCCCACGTAGCCGGCCGCACGCTCCATGCGCTTGAAGTTCGCCCAGCCGGTATTGATCGCCTTCAGTTCGTCCGCGAACTGCGGGTTGTTGCGCTGCACAAGTGAACGCAGAGAAGATTGAACTTCGCGCAATGCGTCAGCCACTAGGCGCGCGTCGGCATCGGTCGAGCCGCCAAACTGAGCGATCTTCTGACCCAGGTCGCTCTCGATGTCTTTCAGCGTCCGGCCGGTCAGCGCGTTCTGCCCCTTGAATTTGCCGAGAACGTCGTTCTGCAGGATGCGATGGAAGGTCTTTGCGGCGTTGGGGTCAATCGACCCGTTTGCGACCATGCCGCGCAGGCTCGAAACCTCTTGAGCGAAAGACTGGTCCGCTTTGACGGTCAGCTTGGGAAGTAGCGTTTCGTAGGCGTCGCTCAGCGTCTTCTGAACGCTGGACACCAGTTCGCGGCCCTGCAGATCGGCGGGGGCCTTTGCGCCGATGGGTCCAAGTGCGCGATTGGCAACGGCGGTGTTGAGGTCGCCTGCCGCACGCTGCCTGGCCGCCGCGATGGAGTCGCCCACGATAGGAAGGCTGATCGCCTTCTCTTCCATCTTGTTCGCCAAGCCGCCCAGTGCTTGGCCGACGGTTGGCTTGATGCCTTCAGCCCGCAGCAGCGCCAAAGCCTCGTTTGTCGAAGCGTTGGGGCTGATAACGCGCTTGAGCGCAGCGCCTGCTGCTGGCGCAAGCCCTCCGGCCGCTGCTCCGGCCCCCATCTGTTTCAGCTTCTCGTCAGCGAAGTCTCCAGTTCCAACGGGGGACAGAGCGCTTGCCGCACCGCCAGCAGCCGCCCCGGCGGCAATACGGCCTGCGGTTGTCGCCGCCATTGGTACGGCCCCGGCCGAAGCAAGGTTTGCAGGGTTCAGAACGTTGCCAGCAAGACGCCCCCAATCGACGCCATCGCTGCCACGCTGCGCTTGGTACGCCTGCTCTCGCTCGCGCACCTGCTGGTCTACGCCGCCTTCTGGCAGTTTGGCAACAAGGCCCGTTCGGTCAGCAAGCCAGTTGTTGAACTTGTTGCCGGCCTGAACAACGCCTTCAGGTAGGAGTTTCGTGAGCAGTTGCGCGCCGCCGTGGATGGGGTCAGCAAGGCCCATTGCAAATCCGCTCTGCGTTCCCTTCGGCGTTGCCGTCTGCGCCTTGATGGCGGCGGCAATCGTGCGCGCCGCCGCCTCGTCGCCGGCCGCGTCCGCGTTGCGAAGCGCGAGTTCAAGCTGGGCGATGTCTGCCATGTCAGTTGCCGTACTTTTTCAACAGGTCTTCAAGACTGGCGCCGCTGGACGACTTTGCGCTCACGTCGCTAATCAGTGCGCCGCCGTCAAGCTCCGACTGCAGGCGCTGCCGCTCGATCTTGAACTGCTTCAGCTTCTTTTGCACGGTAGCCGCCGTGTCTGTCGCATTCGGGATGAACGGCTGAAGGCGCGGGAACTCGGCCGCCGAAACAGCCGCCCCGCTTCTGTCGTTGATCTTCTGGCTGCCAATGTCGGCCACCAGTGCGCGGGCCTCCACGCCCGCGGGATCAAGTCGCTGCATCACTGTATCGCCCATGGCGTTCTTCAAGCCAAAAGCGTTTGGGGCCCTTGTCACCGCATCAATTGCCGCGTCAATTTTCGCCATTGCCGTTCGGTTCTCAAGACTTGCTTTCCGCGTATTTGCATCCGGCGCAGGCCGCAACGCTTCACCTGTACCCGGCAGGCGCATGATCTGCGGCGGCTCGCCGGGCTTGTTGGCTGGCTGCACAAGGGCTTGCGAACCATCCGGCATGGTGACCGGGACGGGGCTTCCAAGCGATACGTTTGTGCGCGCAGCCCCTGAACTTGCAATTTGCGTTTTTGCGCGCAGCAACAGATCATTGATCATCGGCTTCCCGTCGGGGCCCTGAACAATCAACTGGTTCAGTTCCGGCTTATCGGGCTGCCTGTAGGCCTCCTTAACGCCGTCGCCGTCAATGCGCACAAGCGCCCCTCCGACAACCTTGTATTCAGGCTGCCTAGCCTGCGGTGTCATGGCCGCCATTTCCTGCAGCGAGATGCCGTTCGCCAGCGCCTGCGGGATCGACACTTGAGCCGGTGGGCCAGCGTTCGGGTCCATGGCGCCCAGCAGCTTCTGCCGGTTCTGCAGCATCTGCGCTTGCTCGCGACGAGCCTGCGCTTGAGCCTGCTGTTCTTCCAGTTGCGCCTGCAACTGCTTTTGCCGGAAGGCGCGATCTTCCTGCGCTTGCTTGTACTGCTGCGCACCCAGCAGGCTCTGCGCAATGCCCTGCATCGTGCCGGTCCTGACAGGCTTTGCAGCGCCAGCGTCCAGCAGGCCAGCGGCTAGCACCATGCCCGCATCACTGTTCATCAGGTCTAGCAGGCCCATGCTCACCCCTTCGTGCCAAAGTTGCCCAGCAGGCCGGGTTGCCACTGCGCGGCGGTCGGGTTGAAGCTGGACCCGATCAGCGTGTTCTGCTGCCCGCGCTTGAACTGGTTGCGGCCGTCCGCGTTGGCCTGGAAGCCCGACAGCAGGCCGCCCGCGTTTGCGTTCACCAGATCCAACAGGCCGCCGATGTTCCCGTAAGCGTTCTGTTGCGCCTGGCTGAATGGCTGGGCCTTGTACTTGCCGTACAGGTCTGCGCCTTCCTGGGCTAGTGCCTTGAGATAAGGCTGCATCGGAGCCCACGGGTCGCGGCTGCTGCTTTGTGTCTTGTCGCCGCCGTCTGCAGCGCCGGCCGCAGCACCGAGAAGCGTTGCCACCCCCTGGCCGCCGCCCATGGCGTCATATGCGGTCTTGGCGCCACTGGCGAGCTGTTCGGCCGTAAGGCCAGAGGTTGCAACAGTTCCTGCCCCAGCGCCAGCGGCGCCGCCAGTGACGCCAGTTAGCCCGGCTGCGTTCGCGCCTTGCGTGCCAAGGGCCGCCGCAATCTCTGCATCGGTCATGCCATTGGCTGCCATCATGGCCGCCTGCTGCGATGCAGTCATGCCGCCAGTGGTCCCGGCCGCACCGGCCGCCTCGCCCAACGCGCCGCCACCAAAATAGCCCGCGGCCATGAGCGCAATCGCCGTGTTCAGCTCCCGGACGGAATCGGTCCCAGCCTCGCGGCTCAACCACTTGCCGTTTTGGTCGAAAACGTCGATCAGCTTCCCGGCGCTGTCGGCAACAGGGCGCGAGAACGTCGTGAACGTGTTGTTAGGGTCATACCGGAAGTCTGACTGGTTGCCTGACCCAATTTGGGTGCCGCGGGCGTAGTTCTGTATCACCCAGTCGTCAAGCGGCGCGCCATCGGGGCCTCCCCATTGGATGGTCCCGTTGCTGTCGCGTGCGCCGCCCTGAATCTGAGCGAGTTGCGCCAGCAGTTGCTGCAGCAGTTGGGGATCAAGGTTTTGCATATCAGCCACCGTTAGGCCTATTCCAGTTGTTGTACAGGTTGTACCCAGTCATCGCACCGCCCAGCGCAGACAACCAAGGATTGCCCTGCATGTTCTGCGATTGAGTGCCGCCCATGCCGCCTAGTTGCGTCCCAGCGTTCATGAACTGCTGCCAGTAGTTCAGCGGCGTGTTGTATGCCTGATTGGCGGTGTTAAGGCCCATTTGGTTCCAGCCCAACATGCGATCAATCATGTTCATCTGGTTGAGCTGGCCCTGATTCATCCAGTTCTGGTTAGCGTTGTAGATGTTCAGGTCCAGCGCGTCTGACTGGAGGCCGTAGTTCCGGTCTGTGTTGTATTGGTTCGAGCGAAGGTTAGAAATGGCGCTAGAAAGAGCCCTGTTCGTGTCGCCAATTGCCACGCCTTCGGCAATGCCCTGTCGGCTGCTGCCCATGGTGCCATTAGCAACAGAGCCGCGCCGGATGTTCGGGAGGATGTTCCGGTTCAGGTTGTTGTTGACATCGTTCGTGATGGCGTCGATTTGATCTTGCAAATACGGGTTGGTCTGCGTTTCACCTGTACCGCCGCCGCCTTGCCCACCGCCACCATTGCCGCCGCCGTTACCGCCACCATTGCCGCCGCCGTTCCCGCCACCATTGCCGCCGCCGTTCCCGCCCTGGCCTCCGGTGTTGGTGTTCTGCTGGGTGATCGGCTGCAAACCCTGCTGGTTGATCCAGTTCTGCGACGTACCCGCCGCCCATCCCTGCGCTTGGTCGACTCGGCTCGGGTCGATGCCGTACTGCTGAGCGTATGAGTACAGGGCATATGGGTTGTCACCAATGCCGCGGTCTTTGATGAACTGGCTGATCTGATCGTTTGAGTACGTCTGCCCGCCGTTGGCCTGCCACGGGGCCAACCCTTGCTGGGAGATCCAGTTCGCAGAAGTGCCAGGGTTCCAACCGCGCGCTTGGTCGATCTGCCAGGGGTTTACGTTGTTGCTTCTTGCATACGAGTACATCGCATAGGGGTCGTTCCCGATGCCACGGTCGTTGATGAATTGATTGATCTGGTCATTTGAATATGGCATGTGTCGCCCCTTGTTCAGTGAGTCGGGAAATCCGTCGTCGGCACGTACCCGCGAGGCCTTGCAACGCCCTTCGTAACTCTGAGCGGCGTGATCCAAAGACCGGCCACCGATGCCGTCGAGTCAACTACGAAATGCCGCCCTACTCGGAAATTGGTGTCTGATGCGGAATTGGGCGCAAACATCGTTCCGGTCGCTACCTGCGTTGTCGTTCCGTCTCCGGGGACTTCGCCAACGTCCAAGTAGTACGTGTCCCCGATGACCGTGAACTGGATGAAATGGGTAACTGCAGCGTCCAAGTTGACGGGCTCAAGCGGAACAGCGTCCGTAATGCGCAGCCGCAGCGCCCCGAGGTCGTTGCCGAACCCCATTTCAAGAATGCGGCCCGAACTGTCGTCCCAAAGGAATATCCAGCTACCCGTTCTGTTGTCCAACGACGTGTAATGAACAAACGCCTCGATGGTCATTGCCTCGCCTGCCGGCCTGGTGAACCTTGACCCCAACCCGCTTGCGCTGAACCAGTCAATGTCTGCACCGTAAACGGTGGGCCTGATCGTGTTGGCCCCGAATACCTGTTGGTCGTCAGTGAACGCCGATCCGCTGTTGATGGTCGCCGTGCTTCCGTAGCTGCTCAGGTCTTGAATGACCATCCCGCCATCAGTTCCGCCCTGAACCAACAATGTGACGTTTGCCCAGTAGGGATCGCTTTCACCTTCTGCAGGCCAATCGAGAAAGATCATGACTTCAGCCAGATAAGCGTGACCTTGAGCCCCGCCCCTGCAACCGTAGATCCCACCTGATCTACGTCGATGGTTATCTCTGAGTCGATGGCAACGCTGGCGGAACTGATGACAGCGGCAGTTGCTGCCGTGTACGAAGTCTTTTCCCCGGCGTCGATGTAGATCCGAGTCGACAGGACAGAAGACCCGTTCACGTTCACATCAACGATGAAATCAGCACCTGTTGCTGCGGTTGTGAGCGATGCGCGAACAGCCACCAGCGAGAACGCATATGGCGCCCTGAAGGTGCGCTTTGCCGTCCCCGTTGTCAGGGCAGACGTTTCATCTGAGCAGGCAATAACGGCGGACTCGATGAGCCCGGCCTGAGCCAGAAACATCGGTATCCACTCGCCATCCCAGTACATGTACGGGCCAGGCCCAAAACCGGGGTCCCAGTTGTTCCCGGCAAAGACCATTTGCCCGTTGCGAGGCTTGTCAATCGCCTCTTCCAGAACGTCCCACGCCGTCATCTGCGTGGGCTCATCCAGCGCCTGCGAAATGGCCTGGAACTCGCGCACCAGCCAAGGATCTGCGTCCTTGGGGAGCGTGTTCGGGAAGTACGGCATCAGTAGTCACCCATCGGGGCAACGTCCCACCCCTGCGACTTGATGCGCCAAGACCCGGCGCCGGAACTTGTGATGCGGGCTCCAAGCTGCCTACCCGACGCCATGAAATGCGCCTTGCGAGTCGTGCCGACCGTGTAGGTCTGCGCGGCGCCGAACGTGTAAGAGCCTTCCACGTCGTTTGATGTCGCGGGCTCAATGCTCAGGACGGTGCCAGCATCTCCATCCACGCGCGGCGTGATGGACCGAAGCAGTTTGACAATCTCCGGGTCGCCAAACGAAAGACCCGTGCGCGTGACAGTCGCTGTGATCTGCGATCCGTCCGCTGTGTCGCCGTCGTCCATAACGTACAGCTTCGAGTTGCCAGACGACATAACCAGCCTGTCGGCCACGTCAAACGCATCCCATGCCGCGTCGTCGGCTTCCCAGGTCGCCTCATCTGCCTCCCAGGTGTCGTCCCCGGTCTGAAGAAAGCCAACGGTGCCGTGCGTGACGTTTGGAAGCGCCAACAGGCTCCATGTGTCCTCTTCGTAGTTCCACACCAGCGCCCGGTTGCAGTAACTTGCGCCAATCGTCGGGATGCAGATCCACACTTCGCCCTTCGGCGAGTTTGCGACCACGAACGACTGCTGATAGTTGGCGGGATCTAGGTTCTCGCGGAGCCAGTTTCGCCATTTCCCCGTGATGATCGACTGCGGTTCATTGGCGTAGTGCAGGATCACGTCGGGGCCGTTGGTCAGAACAACGTGACCCCTTGGGATATTTGCCGCGCAGTTCTGCGTCAGCATCCCGTAATTCCCTGGAAGCCTGAACACGCGAAAGATGTCGTTGTTTCGCGTGTACTGCATGGCGTACATGCTGCGCTCTTTGTACAGCACGAAGATGTTCCCCAACGGAAAACCATCTACTAGATCGTCGTCAGTCTCTGCAACCTGCGTTTCACCGGCATCGCGCGTCGCGTCGGTTGTGTCCCACGAATCAGGGATTGCGCCGGGGTCCGCAACGTCTGACCACTTCACCATTGATCCGTAGTTAGTCGTTCCCTTGGTGACGTTGATTGCAATGAGGTAGTTGAGGAAAGACCGGATCGACTTGCAGCGATGCGTGGATGTCCAGCCCGGGAGTGCGGCTGTGTTTCCGGTCCCGCCCCAGTACCTTGGCGCGTCTGCCTGGTTATTGATGACCAGCACACCGCCAAGCACGCAAGACGTGACCTTGCTGGCCGATGTCCCCGTAAGGGCCGTGCCGGTGATGTTGGTCTGCCCGTCGCCGTTGTCGGCATAGACGGCCGTGTCGGTGATGCTGACCCAGCTATTAGCCGCGGACTGCAGGCAGCAGACATGCCGCGCAGCCGATGCGGTAGCGGTCAAGGTCTGCGCGTAGCCTTCCGTTTTCCTGACGTAGCCGCCGCCAAACCGGACGTTCAGGCCATCGGTCCAGATTGGTTCTGAAACTTCGTGCGGTACGTCGTCGGCAATGATCCCGCCGCCGCAAGGAATCTCGATGATCCCCGTGCGGGAACGTCCTTGGATCGGCATTACTCTTCCAGCCAGCCGCGGGTTGAGTCGATGTAGCGCCAGACAGTGACCGTTCCTGCCGCGTAGCCGGAAAGGGTCTTGTCTGATGCCGTAGTCTGAATGGGCTGCCCGTTTCGGCCTAGCACGTTGGTTGTCAGCCCGTTGGTGAACACGGCCCCGACAACATCGCCAGCGGCCGGAGAAGCCGGCAGCGTCAACGTCGTTGCGCTGCCGTTGGTGCAAACGTGGATGTATCCAGCAACGGCGGTTCCAGTGGTTGCGGTGATGGTCGTCACGCCACCATGAAAGACTTTCTTCGCAAGGTCTAGAAGCGTCGTCTTGATGCCTCTCAGATGGTCGTCGCCTTGCTTGCGCTTGTCTGATGTCGTCGGATTGGTGGAAACAAGCGCGGCAATGGTCGTGAACGTTTCTAGAGCCATTTCAGACCTTCCTGCTCACAAGCGCCGCACGCCGGTAGGTGTCGCGGTTGAGTTCACTCATCATCTTTTCAAACCGCGCGCCTTCTGTGCCCTCTTGCTGGGCGTCGCGCGTGTACCTGTATGCCTGCTCAAGAGTCCCAGCCAGGTAAACCTGATAGGCAGATGTCGATAGCCAGTTCGTTGAATTGGTCTGCAGCCCTGGGATCGACTTGTAATAGACGCCCGTCACGCTTCCGGTGCCGTTGAACCTGATCGCGGCGTCAGTCACCGCGAACAACGTTGCCGGTGCGTCCGTGTCGTTGGCAATCACCGCTTCCAGCGACTGAGCCAGGAGGGGGGCGCCTTCATAGCCGTCAACCCAAATCGTCTTGATGTCTCGGAAGTCCGAAGGCAGCGCAATCTCTCCGTTGGCGTCGATGGTCCCCGTAATGTCGGCCTCCATTTCGCGCACGCGAAGTACGCGATTCATGCGGTCTTCAGCAAGAGCAACAAACCGAGGCAAAAGCGACGACAGATCCTGATGCGCAAAGGTCGTCAGGTCGGTCCCGAGTTGCGTGTATGTGGTCACTTCAGCGCCTTGTCAAAGGTGACAAATGCGGGGTTCTGCCGCAGCCATTCAATGCAGCGTTTTTTGTCAAACCCGCCGTCTTGGCGAAGGAACTGCCCAAAGATCGCGGGCGGGATGAAGCCGACGTGCCGCGCGTCGCCCCATCGCTCGCCAGCGGTTGCCGTGCGCATGTCTTTGGCTACCTCGATGAATGGCTCTGCGTCCCAGGTCTTTTGTATGGCGACCTTTGACTCCGTGACGTGCAGCGTCGTGGTGACGCCTAGCTGTGCGTCGTGGTCTTGAAGTTTCAGATTCGACATACAAAAAAGGGCGCCCGAAGGCGCCCGTCAAGGAGCGTTGATGATCAGGCCGTCAGGTTGGCGACCTTGCCGTTAGCCTTCTCGCTGGTGACAACGAGGCAGCATTCGGCAGACACCATTTCCTTATCCGTGTGGCCGGTCTTCGCCAGCGGCTGGGTGGACATCGGCTGCAGGTAGGCGACCCCGTAATACTCCGGGTTCAGAATCAGCGCGGTGTCGCTGTTGGACGTGGACATCACGTAGTTCGGAACCACGGTCAGTTCGCCAAAGTCGGACATGTACACGTCAGCGCCGCCGACGATCACGCCTTGCTTACCCTTGGGAACTTGGTAGCGGTTCACGGCAATGCCTGAGAAGCCGCTGAACGTGCTCTTGTGGCTCGGCGTCAGACAGATCATGTCGGGGAATTCGCCGCTGTTGGTGTAGATGCTTTGCAGCACCGTCTTCAGCAGAGTTTCCGTGAACGTCCGGTTGGTGCCAGCCGTGTTCGCAGTGGTCGGAGCGCCCGAGGTGTGCGAAGCCGTAGCACCCGAGCCGCCGTGGCTGACGTTGGAGTACAGGAACACACCCAGGCCGCCAGACTTGCGGGCCGTGGTCGAGTTGCCGGCAACCGCGGCGTTGTTCGAGGTGATCATGGCCTCGATGTCTCGCTTCAGTTCCGGGATTGCCTTCATGGCAAGCTGGTACTTCATTTCGTCCGAACGGCCCGCGGGGTTGCTGGCGCGTTGGGTGGACGAAACGACGGCAACCTTGTCGAACAATTGCACGTAGTTGCCGACACGCTCGGTCGCGGTCAGCGCCGTGCCGGTTCGGTCGTCGCCTTCGATGACGGCGTTGTCCTTGTTCGGGGAAGCCAGCGAGTCGCGCTGCCATTCGTGGAACTTGTTCGTTGCCTTGAACTTGCGACCTGCGGACAGCACGGGAGTCTTTTCGGGGCTCACCATGTAGATCTTGTCCTGCAGGTCTTCTCGGTTGCCTACGGCATCGTAGGCGTCAAAGGTGTTTGTAGGTTGGGTCATCTGATCCTCACAAGAAGTTGATCAGCTCTGAGCTACGGCCTGTCTTCTTCAGGCGCTCCAGAGCGGATTGGTTTTCACGTTGCGGCGGCTGCGCTGCGGGCTTGATCGCCTTGGGCGCCTGAGCCACCTTTTGCATGGGCTTGCCTTGCGCGGCATCCCATAG